TGATGTCTAAATTCTTGAACAGTAGTAACTGGCATTACAACCATACGACTACTATCAATTTGTCTTTCTTCTATAATTTCTTTTGATACAGCTGATTCACTTTCAAAGAATATAACACCGCCATCAGGATTTTGATCTAAGAAATGTTTACACATACCTAATACAAAGAAAGTTTTACCTGTTGCACTTTCACCTGCAATAGCAGTAATCTTATTTGATGGCAAACCTTTGTTTATACCACCACCTAATAATGCATTGAATATGTAAGAACCTGTATCAATAAAATCTGTTACATCACCTGACGCACCATCTGATACTAAACTAGCATATTCATTACCAGTTTCTTTAATTATATCTTTCAAAAAATCACTCATTATCTATTACCTCTACTTTATATTCTTTGTTATTTTCTTTTTTTTTAAAATTATCAGCATATTCTTTTTCTCTATATTCACCACCTGGCATATCATCTACATAAGAGGAATGAAATTCCCACTTACCTTTCTTACCATTGATTGTTCGAGAATAAACTGTAATCATTTTGATTATTATTATACACTATATATAATTGTTTGTCAAGCAAAGAACTCATCTAAATTTGCCTTTCTTGAATTTTTAAATAGGTCTGTTTTAGGACCAAAACACCAGACATTTTCTATAAACATTTTGTTCATATGTTCATCTAGTTTTTCTTTACTAAAGTTACCATTCTCATCATTGAAAACTGCTTTACCTTGTGGGCGTTGCATAATTCTCATACCAATCTGCCCAAGAAATTTATCTTGAAACTTATCGACTAGTTCATCGCCAGAGTAATACCTAACACCATGCACTTTTGGATCCATAATGTTCACAAACATATACTTTGATACACTCATAGTTTTTTCTGCAACTGGTAAATAGAAATCATCACGCCATTTATCATATTCATTGAACTTAAACCATGATTGATTTTCTTCTAGTTCGCCACCCTTGTTATATTCTTCGGTAGAGAAATAAGGAGGACTTGTAAATGCACAATCAATTTGTGGCAGTTTATGATATGGTAAATCTTCAGCACCACAATTCCATATCTTAACTACTTTAGGTTTAGTAAGAAGTTTATTATATGTAGCAATCTGTTCTTGATATCTTTGATATGTATTTGGATTAGGATCACAACCATAATATTCTTCAGCGTCTGAAGCAAAGAAACCGGCAAGTCTATCACCCCAACCACAACTTGTATCTAATACAGTTTTGGCATTTGTGATATCATAGATTGCTTTTGCAACAACTGGTTTAAATTGTGTGGCAATATAAGTACCTAATCTAAATGCTGATATGTAACTCTTAGCATTTAACTCACCACCAATTAATTCTTCTTTACCTTCTATCATCACCTTTTGAACGCCATTGATACCTCGCCATATAGGTCCTAGACATTTCCAGATATCGTAAGCGTCATTATTTTCCCATCTTGTTTTAGGTGCTTCAAATCCATAACTGCCACATTCTAATCTTAGGTCTTGCATAAAATAATTTGATACATCATTAAATGTACTCGCACCATTTATCAAACCAAGACCATACTTCTCGTAACTATATTTGTAATCATCATATTTCTCAAAAACTTCTTTTTGTATTTCTTCATTTGGCATGCAAATAGAGGATGTATCAAACTTCTTCAAGTCATAAAAACATTTTCTCATATCATCTTTTGTTATTTCTTTGAGAGGAAATACAGGTCTTTCAGTTGCAATATAGTCTGCCAAGTGTGTTCTCATTTTGTCTTTGCCGTAGGTTTTGTTCAGTAATTCAAATGACTTATTGTCTAGTAGAGGCAGTTTATCATCGCTAGCGGCGTCTAAAAGACGGTTATATAGTGTATTATCTCTAGTATAATGTGTAAATGCGTTTTCTTTCATATTATCTCTTATTCTTATAGTACCAAAATAGTCTCACATACCACTCAAAACATCTAGGATAATGTTCTGGATTAGGTAGATTAGGAAACATTTCTATAAATTCTTTTATTTCTTCATCTGTCATTTTTAAACATCTTAGATACTGCCTTGATAGGGTTTCGCAAACTTTCATAAACTTGCCATATCTTATCAATATGCATATCTAATTTTTTGTTAATATCATCTATCTTTTTTTCCATTTGATCTAATTGTTTTTTTAGTTGTTCTGTATCTTTATTCATGTTAAAAGAATCCATCTAGTGTTGCTTGTTTCTCAAAATTCCAGTTGATTGCGTTTACAATAAATCGTAATGGCTCTAAAAATGATTTATCAAACTGCTCATCATAGTCAATATATTGATGTAAATTAAATTCTTTTGGTAAGTATGTAGGAAAAGATATTACTTTTTCTCTTAGTGGATTAGGTTCTTTCAAGACAATAAATTTAATCTTATCGCCTTCTTGTATTTGTTCATACTTAACTAAACTCTTTTTCTTTAACATATTATTATATAACAAAGCACCTTTTACATGAATAGGGGTTGCCTTTTGATAGATGTCTGTTGATGAAGCATACTTTTTAAGATTATTACAAGAACGAGGATAAGCAATATCTTCTGGTCGTAATGTTTTAAAATGATTTCTAAAGTCATCAATAAATTGTATCAAAGCATTTTCATCTTTGTTCATAATTACTTTCAATGCTTCTTTGATCTTTACACGACAAGGGGCAGGTGTTGAACTCTTAACTGCTTCGATACCCATAATCTTTAGTTTAGGTTCTTTTAAATCTACACCTTCTTCGTTATAGACATTTAGAATATATCTTTTCTTAGCAGTCCATATACCTTTGTTAGCAATCACTTCTCGTTTCATCACCATTTTGTTATCATATGCATTAGTATATTTAGCAAGTTTGTCATAACTATTATCAATTGCCTTTTGTAATTTTTCTTCACAAAATTTATCTAGAACTTTTACAATCTTTCTTGTATCAGATTTATCTTTAAATATTTTATCTACAACTGCACCTAGTTTTACATAGATAGAATCAGTATCAGAAG